GACATTATGAAAAATGTAACTAGAAAAGATAATGCACAAGGCGGCCTAAACTACTTGATGGGACTTTAATGTCTGAAGTAAATAAAATAGCAAACTACAATCAAATGATGTCTTGGTTAACAAGACCATCTACTCCAAAAACAGAAAATATAGAAAACAACATTATAGAAAGACAAAATTATTACTTAGCTGGACAGGTAAAACCTCAACCACAATATGCTTTAGATCAAGCTCAAGAATATTATGGAAGAGAGTTTAAAGACTTACCGGATGCTAACAAAGCTTTAATTAAAAGTGGAAGAGTAAAAGAACTTTTAGATGAAGGTAAAAAATCTAAAATGACTTACGCTGAAACCGCTAAGTATAAAGATTTAATAAAAGAAAAAGTTAAAACATCTAAAAAAGCAGGAAAACCTGAATCATATCAATCACTATATAGATTTTTAAAAAACGAAGGTTTTCCAATTACACAAGAAGATATTGACGCTGGTTATGAAAAAGTAAATAGACCTAGAGCATTGGTTAATAAAGCTTTGGGTAATCCTGTTCCTGGTAAAACTAATCAATTTTCTGGAGGTCTTATAAATTATTTAACAAAAGATGAAACAACATTAGCGAAAAATAAAAAAGCAACGCAAGCAGCTATATCAAAAGCAATTGGAAAACAACCAGAGATATTAGAATTTCTTTTAAATAATCCAGACACAGATGTAAAAGATATAGCTAAAAAATTTGATTTAAAAAAAACTAATACACGAGATCAACTTAAAAAAATATTAACAAGAGTTTATTTGTCAAAAGAACCCGGTGCTAGTACTTGGGTTCAAAAATATTCTAAAGAACAATTATCCACAGTTGTTAAAAATATAAGAGCTCTACCTTCTTTTAGAGATGATTTTGAAAAAAGAATGACTTCTTTAATACAAGAGGCTTATAAAGATAAACCTAGAGAAACTTATTTAAAAGCAAGAAAAAGATATTTTGATTATTCTAACGCAGTTAGAGCTGTTTCAGATAAATTTGGTAAGGCAGCTGAATATAATTTAGATCACATTATTCCATTAGATTTTTTATACGAAACTAAAGCAGGAAGAGATCCTATGGACCTCATTAGAGTTAGACCTACTACTCGAGCAGTTAATACTTTTAAAAGTAGATTTGATAGAGCTTTTATAGGACTTTCAAAAAAATTACAAAAAGATCCACAAAATAAAACATTACAAGGTCAAAGAAAAGCTTTTAATAATTTATCAAAAACATTACCCCCAGAATTTAAGTTAGGAGAAATAACTCCTGAAGGAGGTTTTAAAAGTTTTAAAGCAAAACCCTTGTCTGGAACACAAAGTTATTTACAAGCAGTTAAAGATGCTCCAAATGAACAAAATACTTTAATAGATTATTTAAAAAATAATGAAAAAGATTTTAGAGATTCATTAAAAAAAACAGGAATGAATCCAAAACAATTTATCGCTTTAGCTGATAAAAAAAAATTACCAGCAAAAAAAATTAGTAATTTTTTAGATAAAGAAATTTCAAAAGGAAATTTAAAAATGTTTTCTAAATTACTTCCTGGAATGGAACAAATAGCAGAAGGAATAAAAAACATTCCTGATGATATTGCAAAGAAAAGATATTTTACATTAGGTCTAAAAGCATTAGGTCCATTAGGTACTTACATTGCAGTAGATGATACATTTGAAAAATTAAAACAAGGTAAATCAGTTGCAGAAGCTTTAGAGTATGGTTTGATTGGAACTAATGTAATTGGTTCTACTAAAGATGTACTTGCTTTATCTCCTGAAGAAAGAGAAGCAAGATCTGTTGTTAAACAAGCACAGATGACTGATCAAATTGCTCAAGACGAATCTTTATTAGATAGTGATTTTGAAACACCTAAAGTTAAATCAAATTTAACAAGAACAGAAGCAGAAAAACAATATGCTTTAGGACAATCTAGAGTTGCTGCTGAAAATAAATTAAGAGATGCTGAAATAGCTAAAGCAAGAGCTTTAAGTGTAGAAGGTTTAAAAGATTTAATAACTGGTGAAAGATTTGTTGGTCAAGAAATACCAAAACAATTTATGGCTCAAGGTGGTGTAATGAGATTAGGTTTTGCAGATGGACCCGATGATCCTTCAAAAAGAAAGTTTATGAAAATAGCAGGAGGCCTTGCATCAATACCTATCTTAGGTAAGTTTATAAAACCAGCAGTGGTTGCTGCACCTAAAGTTGCAGAAATTGTTAAAAGAAGTGCCGATGGTATTCCTGAATTTCTTGGAGACCTGGTTACTAAAGTTGTGACCTTTGGAAAGAAAAACTTTACTGGTAATAGAGCAGATGAATTTGCTGATCAATATAGATTAGATGATTATGTTGTTACACAACAAGGTAATAAAACAACAATTAAAAAAGTAGATGACAAAGGAGAGTTTGGTTACAAAGAGCATGAGATGGAATTAGAAACTGACCCTGAGACAGGAGGCTTGACTTATAATGAAGCAAGCGCAAGACCTGATGCAGAAGGCAAGATTAAAGATGTAGAAGAATTTATAGATGATTTTGATTTAGAAGAAATGAAGAAGTACACCTATGACGAATAAATACCCAAAGAAACACTTATTGCCCCCTGAAGCCGGACCCACGCCTCAGGGCTTGAATATTAACTATAATACTGTTAAAACAGTCAAACAATCTGGAGAAAAAATAAATGGCGGATATAGACAAAGCACTTCCAAACGAGGTCAGAAAAGAATTTGAAATTCCTGGAGAAGAGGAAATACAAGAACAAGTAATTGAAGAAAATGAAGCACAAGAAGAATCTCTTGGCCCTGTTGATATTCAAGAAAACGAAGATGGATCCGTCGATATTAATTTAGATCCAGGCGCAGCATCTCCTGAAGGCGGTGACGAACATTATGCAAACCTTGCAGAGTTTTTACCAGATGATGTGTTGGGTAGATTAGGTTCAGATCTTTCATCTAAATATCAAGACTATGTTTCATCAAGAAAAGATTGGGAAAAAAGTTATACATCAGGATTAGATTTACTCGGATTTAAATATGACAATAGATCAGAACCTTTTCAAGGAGCATCTGGTGCAACTCATCCAGTATTAGCAGAAGCAGTCACACAATTTCAAGCATTAGCTTATAAAGAATTATTACCCGCAGATGGTCCAGTTAGAACTCAAGTTATGGGAATACCAACTGCAGAAAAAACAGATCAAGCATCTCGTGTTAAAGATTTTATGAATTATCAAATCATGGATCAAATGAAGGAGTATGAACCTGAGTTTGATTCTATGTTATTTCACTTACCCCTTTCAGGTAGTACTTTTAAAAAAGTATACTACGATGAAATGGAACAAAGAGCAGTATCAAAATTTGTTCCAGCAGATGATTTAATTGTTCCGTACACAGCTACCTCATTAGATGATGCGGAAGCAATTATTCATCGTGTTAAGATTTCAGAAAATGAATTACGTAAACAACAAGTGGCAGGTTTTTATAGAGATATAGATATAGGTAAACCTGGACATACAGAAACAGATGTAGAAAAAAAAGAAAGAGAACTTGAAGGAGTTTCTAAAACTTCAAACGAAGATATTTTTACTTTATTAGAGTGTCATGTGGATTTAGACTTAGAAGGTTTTGAAGATTCTAATCCAGAGACTGGTGAGCTGTCCGGAATTAAAATACCTTACATTGTAACAATTGAAGAAGGATCACGTGAGGTTCTTTCTATTAAAAGAAATTATGAAATAGGTGATCCATTAAAAAATAAAGTACAATACTTTGTTCACTTTAAATTTTTACCAGGTTTAGGTTTTTATGGTTTTGGTTTAATCCACATGATAGGTGGATTATCAAGAACTGCAACTTCTGCATTAAGACAGTTGTTAGATGCAGGAACGTTATCTAATTTGCCAGCTGGATTTAAAATGCGTGGTATTAGAATAAGAGATGATGCACAATCAATTCAACCAGGAGAGTTTAGAGATGTCGATGCACCTGGTGGAAATTTAAGAGATTCGTTTATGATGTTACCATTTAAAGAACCAAGTCAAACACTGTTAAGTTTAATGGGTATAGTTGTTCAAGCAGGTCAAAGATTTGCATCAATTGCAGATATGCAAGTAGGTGATGGCAATCAACAAGCAGCAGTTGGAACAACAGTTGCTTTACTAGAACGTGGATCAAGAACAATGTCTGCAATTCACAAAAGAATTTACTCTGCTCTTAAAAATGAATTTAAATTAATGGCTAGAGTATTCAAATTATATCTACCACAACAATATCCGTATGATGTAGTTGGGGGTCAAAGAATGATTATGCAGTCTGATTTTGATGATCGTGTAGATATATTGCCAGTTGCTGACCCCAACATTTTTTCTCAAACGCAGCGTATTTCCCTCGCGCAGACGGAACTCCAACTGGCAACATCTAATCCACAAATGCACAATTTATATGCTGTATATAGAAATATGTATGAAGCACTTGGTGTAAAAAATATTGATAGTGTTTTAATGAAACCACAACAACCAATGCCGCAAGATCCTGCCTTAGAACACATTGCAGCTTTGGGAGGTAAACCTTTTCAAGCTTTTCCAGGACAAAATCATAGATCGCATATCACAGCGCATTTAAGTTTTATGTCAACTAACTTAGCTAAAAATAATCCAATGGTTATGGCAAGTTTAGAGAAAAATATTTTTGAACACATTAGTTTGATGGCACAAGAACAAGTTGAATTAGAGTTTAGAGATGAGATGCAACAGCTACAACAGATGCAGATGCAAATGCAACAGATGCAACAAGGTCCACAGATGATGCAGATGCAACAAAACCCACAAATGATGCAACAGATGCAAATGCAAGGTCAACAAATGCAGATGCAGATGCAAGAGATAAGTCAAAAAATAGAATCTAGAAAAGCTGAACTTGTTGCTGATATGATGGAAGAATTTATGAAAGAAGAACAAAAAATTACATCACAATTTGACAATGATCCTATTGCAAAATTAAGATCTAGAGAGTTAGACATTAGAGCACAAGAAAATGCTCGAAAAGAAAAAGAAGCTAACGAAAGAATGGACCTTGACAAGATGAAAGCAATGATGAATCAACAAAATCAGGACGAAAAGCTACAACAAAACGAAGAATTAGCACAATTAAGAGCTGATACATCTATTGAGAAGACTGTTTTATCAAAAACACTACCAAGTTCTGATTCAATGATGCCAAATATTGAAATCATGCGTAAAGGTTAGTGACAATTAATAAAAAAACAGTTAAAATAATATAACTAAGGAGAAAATATGGAAAAATTAGATAAAATTGTTCAGATCCCGTCAGAAGACAAGATGAATCTTGAAATCGACCCAAGATCTAAGACAACAGCTGATGGTTCTTTCA